AACATTATCTTTAATAGGAGATTCGGCTACAGGATATAACGTCCCTGGTTTTAGTTTATACTCTTGCTGTGAGAAATTTTCATCTATCTTAACGAACCCAATAGGACAATTCTCAACATACTGAAAATCGCTCTTCTGATTAAACACATTATTAAACGCATTAACGATATGCATAATTGCGCGTATTAAAGACTTTCCTCTTAACTGCCCTGGTTTCTGTATGAAAGGACCACCAACGAAAGGATACTTGCCATCTCTCCTGATCTTCCTTAATGGTTTCCCGGACAAAAACGTAAGAGTAGCCAAATCAACTATAAACCTATACTTTTCCTGCTTCCTATTCTTCTTATATATTCCGTACCACACATGAAGATCAACAGGTAAACCCCTAAGATCTTGATCTGTTATGTCTGCAATACCTAATTGTGAAGCTTTCGTTTTCTCAAGAGTTCGTTTCTTTATCCCTAAACATGATTGCTTTGCACCCTCTAACCATTTCTCGGTTACATTCATATATATATTACGCTTACCAAAATCCAAGACCTCATGCCCGAAGTTATGTATAATATGAATCATATGCGGTAAATCTTGAAGTTTCTTCCCATACCTAGGTAACAGAATATCCTCAACATCAGATACGTTCTCAACAGCACCTCGCTCGAATCTTTTATTTTCTGTCTTAATAGTGTAATTGCCCGCTTTACGCCCCCTACTGTCCTTCTTAGGGATGTAACTGTCAGCCCACTCATACCATACCTTCCAATAGATATAGTACATAGAGAAGCCCTGAGTGACCTTATTCTGGATGTTTTCGTCTACCTCTGGACCTAGATCAACTTCGGTCTTACCAACAACGAATTTCATCACTTTTTCGATATTATCTTTATTCTGAAGATCGTTTATCTCTGTAGCCCGAAAGTTTATTGAGTCAGGATTCCATGCTGTAGCGTATAACGTAGCCTGGTAAAGATCTACAACTGCCGGAGCTAACCCATAATTCCGGTCTGATTGCCAATCTTCTTTCTCAAGCTGTTCTAATTTGGAAGGTTTTTCTCCATCCAAATGCTGTAAGTCTAACCTCCTATGGTTAAGATACTCAGCCATAGCCCCTGTATCAGCTTCAGCATCTTGACGTACCATTTCAACGATCTTCTTCTGCTCCTCTTCACCAAAAGCGTCTGTTTCCAGATCAGGCTCTACACGTTTGACAGATTCTTGTTCAATCGGATTTTTTTTGCTCATCGCTCTTCCTTTGCTTATGTAAGACTTTAGCGCGTTCCTTTATATCCTCAACACGCTTCCTCTTACTGTTAACAAACTTTGGATTCATGCTCGGTAACTTTTTCATCTATATCCTCATAGCCCCTATAATAGGTTGCTTTCTTGTTCGATCCATATCCAACTCCCATGTGTTAAGATGCCCACATTCAGGACACTTTATGCTTACTTCAGGGAATTTCACCCCTGCACTCATACCTGAACTATTAACATTCTCCAAAGGAACAAAGTATCTGCTCTTCCCTGATACCTCTTCGTTCATTAACTCCATTTCACAGCTTGCGCAGGTTAGCATTTAGTGTCCACTTCAAAGATATAGTTAAACCCTTGTATAAACTCTTCGCTTTCATCGATAAAATACTGCTCACACATTTCCCTATCAATAAAGGTTATCTTATCCAATTTTACCTCCACCACCACGCAGGAAGTTCGTCATCCTATTCCCTCCAGGCTTAACTATCCTGCTCTTATTAACCATATCTTTCGCTTGCAACGTATCTATATAATGTAACTGCCGATTTATCGCATGGCTTAACTTAGATTGAGATATGTATAACTCATCTTTAGTTGAAGCACACATCGGAATCCTGATCTGCCCCTTATGCCTTACCGCTCCGGCTATAATATCATCAACATTTATGAACTTATCCGGGTTCTCATTGAACTCTTTGATCTTTGCTTCTTTCAACTCTGCATCTGTAGGTACTCGCTCTTCATTCTTCTCTTCTGACATTTACACCCTCCTTTTGTTTGTACTCGCTAAACCTTACACACGATTTACACATTTCACCTTTATTCTCACATTCTTGATTCCGGATACAATATGGAATCTTATAATTGGATCGCCACTTTGGGCTTCGATTCGCGTTTCTCTGTTTGTTTAAATTTAGCTTCATTTTTTAACTACCCATATCTTAAAGGCTTGCTCGCCCTCAGCCACCATGTAAAGCCCTAATGTCCTTATACATTTATTGCCTACATGAATAGGCGTAATTAAATCTTCTGTACATTCGGCATCTACATCCACAGCGATCATTAAACTAGGAAGATCTGCTCCATCTTCCAGGTCATCCGGGCTACAATCACAAGCCAAACTGTCTACAAGCTCTATTAACTCATCCACGCTACACTCTAATTTCATATCTTCACCTTTCTTTAATACCTCTTTTTCTTCCCCGGCTCAAACACTCTATGCCCTAACCCGAACTTCGGATTGCTCATCCAAAAATATCGGTCAAGATCACAATAATCTTTATACTTCTCTTTCACTCCTGCCTTATCTTTCACATCGCCATCCGCTGTTGTAATGTCTTTCCTAGCGTACCGGGAAAGATGTCTTGCACTATTATGGCAATTATCTGTAAGGAAATATTGTGGTTGAACAACTATCTCACCGTCTTTCTCTTTATAATGTAGCTTCTCTCTGACCTTTAAATGCCCTGCTTCAAGGGTATCTATACCATCATGGAAGTTAAACCCACGCTTCATTAACTCTTTCTTAGGTGTAGTATGGCTCTGACCGCCTTGCCTCTGTGCTAATTGTGTTGTCTTATTTCCATAGTTCGGGTCTATAATGCGCTTATATACGCTCTTTCCTGTTGCTTTCCGGATGTTTTCTTCCTTATTTCTAATCAAAACCGCATAGTCATCATACGTTTTATCATCAAAAGGAACATCGTTAAAATTCACATCAGGAGATTCATCAAAACAATATGCTGTCCCGGTCTTAGTGATCCCGATCCACTTCATCGCCCAAGGCTTCCTATCATGCGGATCTAAGATCATATACACACTCACCTCTTTCAAGGGAGCGAGTTCATAAGGTATTATATGAACATCCTTATTGAAGATCATGTAGATCTTACCAGACAGGTTAATCGGCATCCCATATATACGAGATTCAATCTCTTGCCGCGTCATCAGGCTTATTTCATGCGCTGTACGCTTCTGCTTTATATAAGGATTCTCTGTTGTCCAGAACAGGTAGAACCGCATCCCATTCTTTTCTATGATCCTGGGTAAACGTTTCTTTAATATTGGAGCATACTCTGATCTAATAACATCGTGATCCTCAAAGACCTCTTGAACCAAATCTGTGACACCTTTCAAAGATGTCATAGTGATAATCATTTCGCCATCACGATCTATCAACCGCATCCGCTGTTCTTTATATATATCAAACGGCGGCTCTTCATCATTCCAGATACCATCTATATCATCACCCTGAAACGATTCACGCTTCTGATCGTACGACTTAAAGATTATCATTGATCCATTGTCAAAGAGCAGTTTTCTATTCGTAAATCCGTTAATTTCGCCATAATTTCCGTATTTAATACGGTCTTTAGGAACTAACTCCCAAACCTTGCGCTGCTGTATATTGACAGAATCAGGGAACGATTCTGCCACAGCCCACCATCTTTGCCCAGGTTTCTCAAGACACTTCGTAATGACATATTCCGCACCCTCTTCGGTCTTCCCACTTCTGTTGCCGCCAAATATGCCCTTAGTCTTTGCTTTATCATTGTGAAACGCTTCCTGTAATGGTAAATGCTCAAAGAACTCAAGAGGATTAATCTTTTTTCGCTTCGATAACACTTCCTCTATCTCTAAATAACCTATCATTTGCGAGTTCTTTTGCTTTTTTAAGGAGGACGGCTGTTTCAATATGCTCATATTTATCCAATAAATCGTCTTGGAATCCTACATCCAGGTCTTTAGGTAACATCGTAGCTAAGATTCTGTAGAATTCTTTCTTGTTTTTACCCTTATCACCTTTCGCCCAAATCACTAACCCTGCAATTCCACCAAGCTTTTCAAATGCCTCAAACCATGCGAGTTTAATCATCATGGATCTATTCTTTACATTTGGAGGTCTACCCCTATGACCAACAGCGGCTTGATTCCCTTTAATGTATTGCCCTTTCGCATTTCTTATGGCTGTAACTTTCTTTTTCATTGTCTTTATCCTATGTATAATTTCAGGCAGAATTGGGTATAAGGAGTAAACCTATTATGTTAAAACTTATACCTCTTACGATTCTGCGATATGAACATAAAAAACCATACAAGATCTGTTAAATCTCATATGGCTCTACCTCCGAGGGGGAGGGATTCTTTATATGTAAACTTTTATTCATACAATAAATTCTCCAGGTATATATCTATTGTACGAAAGGGTCATTTCGGTAAGGATATTCGTTGTAACTCATTGATACTAAACGATAAATTATTTTGCTAAGGGGTCACCTGCTATCTCACATAAATGCTCCCACAACGTGCTTGTTATTTTTTTAGGAGTTGGGAAATAGTAATTTTCAGCTTTAGGTTCAGCCTCTTTAACCATAATAAGACCAAGCAATAAACTATCCTTATGCATAATCTCAACTTCTCGCGCATAGCCTAATGGCTCTCCACACTCAGGACAGTATTCTATTGACAACTGTTTTCTAATGCCTGCGTTTGTCCACGCTTGATATTTTCCATCTAGTATACCCCTTTTCCACTTCTCACAACATTCATTTTTAGCTAAACTAACATTACAGAAACAAATTAAAACAAGAACTATTATCATAGATCTCTTCATACCCTCACTCACTCCCTTCCTGACCATTTCTTTTGGTAAAGTTCTTTCTTTAAATATCTTCTATTGTTATACGGACTTTTTTGTGTTTAAAATACAACCGATGTGCTTCTTTTGCTTTACTCCATAGCTGTATCTCTATATTATGACAAGTTCCCCATTTCCCCCAATTCTTTTTACGCCACAAAGGTTTTGGTAATTCTACCCACCCAATCAAACTTTTCTTCTTCTTAAGTTTCTCCTTACCCATTAGTCATTCTCCTAAAGGTTATTTTATATGTTTCCAATCTCTGCCCCTAACAATATCACGTATTCTTATAGGTGTTATATTAAAAAGCTTTCCTGCGTCGTCCTCATTCCATAAGCCCAGGGGTATAGCTTTTCTTAGAATCCTAACTGCTTCATCTGTCAATTTAGCAGAGCCTTGTTTTTCGCCAATAGCAGTTCTGCCATGTTTTCTTTTGTCTGCCTCGTTTTGATAATATGTTCCCCACCTAAGATTTTTTGGCTTGTTGTTTAATTTATCACCATCTAAATGTCTAACACATATCTTTCCTTGAGGTTTGCGTCCATTCCACGCTCTACACACTAGCGAGTGAACCCTTTTACTTTTTCTTATACCATCTAAAACGATTGACACAAAATAATACCCATTAGAACCTACTCCCTTGAGCAAAGCAAATGGGTATGGTTTCTTAGCGTTGTTTCTAGCCTTAGAATAACAATATATTTCCCCATCTTGACCAGCACAATACTTTTCACACGTTCCTCGTATTTCTTTACATTTCATCTTACCTCCTTATGGTTTATTAGATTGTAACATTAAAGTTACCATAAGTCAACTTATTTCTTTATGACCTTGAAATCTATTACCCATTCCCATTTACCATCGTTATTTTTCTCCACACGTATATCCGTAATCTCTAAAGTTATCCTCGACCATTGAAGATGCATATGGTGTGCCGGTTTCCATCTATCCACCGATCTAAAATCTTTACCATCAGCAGGAAAAGCTTTATATTCAATTCGGTTCATTCCACTCCATGCCCACGTTTCCTTCACCCACAACCTATCCCCGACTTTTCCGTATGGGCATTTGTAGTAATCAACTTCTAACCCTTCAGGTGGTGAGTTTGGAGTGCTTGGTTGCGTCACACAATCTGCCCAGATTAAAGCGTTTTCTTCGTCTTGGATAAGGCTCCCCATAGGTTGTGGTTTTATTACCCTGCGTGTCTGCGTTTTTCTATCCTCAAGTACAGCCTTAACCATATCTGTGTTAAAGATTATCCCTCTCTCTTTCATGGCTTATCCTCCTTATCTCCCAACCACATCCGGCTGCTTTTCAGGTGCGGATACAGCTCCAACCTTCTCCGGATATATCTCTTGATCGTACTCTTGGAAAGTTCTGTGAACCCAACTATCTCATCATACTTATACCCTGCTAAGTAACATAAAAATGCGTGAACTCGCTTCCGTTCCTTTTTAGATACAGGATTATGCTTTGCGAATCTAGGCTGTATGATCCTTAACCCTTCAGCTATGGCTTGGCTCTCTTTCATTCCCCCCCCCTTAACATTTCAGGGTTTTCGTATGTGTATTGCATGATGGGTAAGTTATCACCTTTCTCAACAATAAATTCATCTCCAAATATTTCACCCTTTTCACAATTTGCATCCCATAAATCAAAATGGTTCATGCCCAACTTCTTATCCCAAGCTCTGAATTTAAT